ATTTATAAGAAAATCGAACTGAAGAAGTCGATCCAGATGCGGACGAGCGTTCATTTCGTTGGCATAGATTACGGTATCAGCACCAAAGCTAAGGCCGCGATTGATCAAATACGGATTATACTGCTTCTCCGACCAATCATCCACAATTAGAGCTTCTTTGCTGTGATGAATAGCATTGATGAAGTCAAAGGGACTGATGCTGGGTTTCTTCCAGACTTCTTCTTCCTTGACGGCTTCAACATCAAATCCTAGAGCATTCTTCATTTTAAGAAATCCTCGGCTTCCTCGTCGGTCAGGGGTCGTTGTACCAGAGTAAACAATAAGGGCATGCCATCGGCTGCACGACGCAGCAGCAGCTGTCGGAGAAACTTTTCTCCCTGAGCTCGCCAGATCGGACTATTCAGGATAGTAAAGCCGCATTGGTCGGCCAACTTTCTGATGTCGTCGTTCATAGTCGTTGAGTCCAATTACGTCCAGCATAGTATTCTAACATCACTTCCAGACTTGTCAAGAATCGACGATTAAAATCTATGTCTTCTAGAATGCCTGCTGACTTATGATCTATGCGTTCTAGACGACAGATTTCATCGATCATCATTTTATAATCTTCGATTAGACGGCTTACCAGCAGTCCGTCAAAAGTTTCGTCATCAATTTCAAGTAACATTATTTAAACTCCACGGCAGCCATAATTTCAGTTAAACACGCCACCAGGTTGATCTCCTGGTCGGCAACAAATGCTGACTTATACTGATAGTCAGCCAACAGCAGAACAAGCTGAGGTACCTGCTTGACATGGTCGGTCAATTGCTCATAAAGACGTCGGAATATGGTCTGTGGATCACTGTCCTGATGATTGACCACCCAGGTACGAACCTTTTTAAAGTCCTTGTCTTTTAAACCGTCAATCAACTCTTTGAGATTGACTTCAGAGAGATTAACCAACACACCTTCGTCAATGATGCCAGTACTGCTATATCTTTGCAGTTCATTTAAAATGCGACGATAGTCTGGAAAGAAGCGTTCAATGAGTTTGGCCACACTCTTAGGATCTGCCTCGATATTCTCTGTCTTGAGAATGTCCATGACTCGTTTATGGAAGGCAGCTGCTATCTTGGGCTTGTCGCTTTTTGCCAGCTTGAACTCTATAACAGTAGTTCTGCTATGCAAGGGCTGGATAATGCGATTTTTAAAATTGCAGGTAAAGATAAAGCGACACGACTTGCTGAACTCTTCGATAAAGCCACGCAAGGCTGGTTGAGTACTGTTGGGATTAAGATAGTCGGCCTCATCAAGGATGACTACTTTAGTCTTACCAGTAAAACTCACCGAGCTAGCAAAATTGCGAATCTTGGTTCTCAGAGTGTCAATGCCACTCTCTTCTGATCCATTGATAACAATGTAATCAGTACCAAGCTCTTCACATAAAGCGCGAGCCACAGTAGTCTTGCCCATGCCGGCTCCACCGCAGAGCAGCATATTGGAAATTTCACCCTTGTCTAGAAACTGTTTGAAGGTTGCTTTCTGATCGTCAGGCAAAATACACTCATCAATAGTTCTAGGGCGATATTTTTCTACCCATAGAAATTCATCATTATGCTGCATTTAATCTTCCTCGCCGGTTAAATCTTCTTCAGTTTTGAGCTGAACTTCCAAAGGATAGCCTGTGGCTGCCAACCAGGTATTGATGTTCATCATTACTTTGTAGGTACTGCCTGTCTCAAAGGTAACATCAACATCTAGTTCGGTATCGCCATTGTCATTGTCCTGTGTATATTGAAGACGAAATCTTTCTTTCATATTATACCTGACTTTCTGGATCTAGTGCCAGCCAATATGCCAAGGGTTTTGTGGCGTGCTTGAAATGCAGGAACTTCAATTTGCTAAGAGTTACATGATATCCATCAGCCACAACCTTCAAGCGCTCTACAGGCATCAGGCAATTAAATTCATGCTCTGATTCGCCGACTGTGCGAGTATAATTGTTGCTGTTCGCAGTCTTAGGATCACCTACGCTGATGGTTACCTTGCCGCCCACACTCTTAAGAACGATGTGTTTGGCGCTGGCAATGCCCGCTGCCTTGTTCAACATCTCAATATCTGCCTTGGACATATCAAATGCAAAGTGCGGATCTACTGGAATATTCTTGCCGGCTTCCGGAGCAATAATAACGTCGGGCTGAGCATAGAAGTATTCAAACTTGCCGCCATCCTTGCTAACACTCAGACTCTGATCACCAAAGTCCACATCCTGATCTTCCATCAAGGTAATTAGAGCCAGGAAGCTGTTCAAATCATAGATATTGAACTCTCGAGGAAATGTTTCTGTGATGGTGGCCTTGGCAAAGACATCCTTGCCTGGACCAATAGTGCTAAGCTCTGAGCCAGCATGGATGCGAAGATTGCTGTTAATTGTAGCAAAATTCTTTAGGATATTAATTGTATCGGTACTTAGTTTCATTTCTGCTCCTTATTGGGGGTCGTGGTGTCATGTACATGCAGTGCTATAATTGCATAGTGTAGCACCTTCATCAGATCCTGTCGATTAAAACCGTCTTTTTTTCCGTAGCGCTGTGAATATTTCATGACATTACCAAGAGCAAAACCCATGCCGTGGCCGCTGTCAATTATGAATTCGGTGGCCTGGAACTTGTTCTGTGCGTAGTGCTGTGTATAGGTCTTATCCACATACATGCGAAGCTGGGCCAGCAGCTTATCTTCGTTGAATTTATAATTGGGTCTAAAGACATCTTCTTTGGGCAATTCTTTTTTAAGATATTCTTCGCGAATATACTGTTCGTTGAGCAAAGAACCAGCGCCGCCGGGATGACCTAACTTTATCCGGTGCGTTGGTTCTTTATAGGCATCTTCCAAAGCTCGTTCACGTGCATAATCTGATATTTCAGTATCACTGACCTTCCAACTATTTTCTTTCATGCTAGCTCCTGAATAAAAAAGGAGAGCGGCATTTAGCACACTCTCCAAAACCCCTGAGGAGGGATATTAAAATGGTATCTCTTCACCTGGGACGTTTACTGGTGCTGCTGCTTCCGCTACCACCGGAGCATCAACCTTTGTATACAAATCCAGGAAAGCAGATTTTGTTTCGGCATCGAAGCGATTGGTGCAAAGCTGGATAGCCTTAACACGATCATTGAACATTGCAAACGCCTTGACGATGTGCAGCAAACGACGTGTACTAATCAATTCATCTACGCCGCCTTCTTCAAAAGTCTTGCGAATAATTTCTGCCCAGCTGGTGAGCTTAACCACAAAATCTTCGTCCAGACAATTCAGTTCCTTCATCTTCAGCGTCAGGATCTTTTTCTCAATCTTGACATCCGGATATTCCTGCTCCACAGTAATGGCGAAACGTTCGAGGAATGCTTCGTCAATCATCTGAGCAGCAATAAAGCGACCGTCTTCAGTACCCTTGCCTTTGGTATTGGCGGTTGCCACAATATTAAAACCTTCGGCCGGATGCACTACCTCGCCGGTCTTTTTATTCATATAAGGCTTGCCTTCCATAATAGCCTGCAAGCACATTAGTTTATTGCTACCGCGATCACATTCGTCGATCAGCAAAATAGCACCGCGTTTCATGGCCATTAATACCGGACCTTCACGATATACGACATTGCCGTCAATCAGGGTATTGCCGCCGATGAGATCGTCTTCGTCGGTTTCAATGCTGATGTTGACTCGCAGCACTTCGCGTTTCAGTTCAGCACATACCTGTTCAACCATGGTAGTCTTACCATTGCCGCTCAGGCCGGTGATAAACACCGGATAGAAGATTCGGCTTTCCAAAATCTTTTTCAGATCTTTGTGGAAGCCAAAGGCAACATAATTGCTGTCTTTGGTGGGCACAGTATTGTCCAAAGTTGATTCTAATTTTTTCTGTCTAACCATGGGCAGTACCTGCGCCGACAAGGCAACCTCGGCTACTGGTTTTTCTGCGGTTACATTGAAAGGCGACAAATCGTACATGCCGCGACCGGATTTTACTTCGGCATTATCCAAAATAAATCGGGGATAAGGCAGATTTTGTTGACGTGCTTCTTCGATAATTTCACCGCGGCTAACAGCAGTACCGTAGCCTCGAACTAGATGATTGACAAACGATTCTTTGTCGGCGTCTGACCATTTACTCATAATAAAATCCTCCTCAGGTTTTTAACTTACATACATTATTCTATAGAAACGATGCTAGATGTCAAGCACTTTTTTCATGCAATCATCGTCACGAATTTGCTGAGCAGCACTCGCGAATTCAGCTTGTTGCTCTGAAGTTTCAGGAATGCCTTCTCGATATTCTTGGTGGTGGCATTGTCTTCGACTTCTAATTCATTATCTGTGACTGCGAGGTCTCTGCCTCCTTTGATTAGATAATGTTCGGCGTAGCCCTGATCCTGGCTGGCAATGACTCCGGTGCGGCGCATTTCTTGACGACGACGATCGAGATCGGCATCATAGCTACCGTAGGGACGATAGCTAAACAACGCATTGCGAATGTCGCCTTTGCCGGGACTAGCTATGATATGAAATCCTATAGCCCGGGCACCGGTAATCTCCTGCACTAGAGTCAACAAACCCTTGGTGCCACGACGATCGTGTTCCGCAAGCTGCACAGATTTCTTAGTAGCCAAATCCGTAATTACTACATTTACCTGACTGGTCTCACTTATGCTGCGCGGTGCCCAACCATTTTCATAATATGTGCTGGACTGGGAAAATTTCAGCGTGTCATCACTTTGACCGTCAGTCAAAACCACCAGGCTGATAATTTCGGACTTGGTACGAGCCTTGAAATTATCGTGGATAGCTGGCAACAATAAAATAGCATCGTTCAATGGTGTACCGTTGAGTCTTTCTGGTCTTGGTACATGACGCAGATCTGCACCTGCAGTACCGGGTACAGCATAGCTACGATCATTGCCCGCATCCCAGGCTGACTTAATCAAGATCATGTTGCTGATCTGTTGCTTGAATTCTGTGCTGTTCATGCTGTCGGAAAAATATTGACGCAGACGGAACAAATTGTCATTGATCATCAACTGCTGTTCTTTCTGGTTGCGGCCTTCTTTGAGCAGCAGATCTTGCGCCACCAGATGATCTTCTTCACAGAAATTTGTGAAGCCATAGACTTCAAAGGCAATGCCAACCTTGCGACAGAACTGCACCAAAATCAGCATCTGTTCAATGGTAGGGCCGATGCTGTTTCTCATGCTGCCGCTCATATCATACATCATGATCATGCCATGATTTTTACCATTGGGCAAGGTAGTAAAGCGACGGAAAAGATCTTCGCTGAGGCGATAATTAAATACCTTCTTCATATCTAATTCACCGCTCTTGCTAATTTTAGCCCGAGCCTGCTGCTGAGCATTGCGTTTCAGTTCAAATTGTTGCACTAGAAAATTAATATAACGACCATTTTTTTCTTTGAACTCGCTGACCTTTTTAGCACGTACGGCTGCTTGTTCAGCATTAAAAACCATCTGATGCATGACCTGGCGATATGGTATGATGCGCAGACTTGGATCGTACTTGCCAAAATAGTAATTGGAAAAGTTTCGGCTGCTAGGATCTAGCAGAGTATTTTCTGCTTCACGGAAAGCCTCATCGGTTTCGGCTATGGGTTCTTCTTGTACCAGCTCATCGGGACGCAGTCCTTCAGTCGGTGAGTCTTGCTCCATGTCGGCATCCATGTCACGACGTTGATTGTCGCTGTCTTCGCCTTCTTCGTCCGACATCTGCTGACCGGCTTCGAGTTTTTTGGCTTCTTCCTGCTTTTGTTCTAATTCTTCTTTGGAATATTCAAACAAGTCTAGAGCTAGTTGACGAACTTCTTCCCAGGTTTCTAAAGCCGACATGCGGTCAATCCAAATCTGTTCTGAGCCTTTGAACTCTACCTGCAGTTGACTACCTACTTTGAAGTGAAGGTTAAGACGATCAATTAACAGCATGTCGTCGATATTTTTTGTGGATAGATTGAAAAAATCTCGCTCTAGCAGATCCTGATAGGCAGCATAAAAACTCGGACGCAGTCCTGGAAATTTACGACGCACCAATTTTTCAATGCGCGCATCTTCTACAATATTAAGGAAGCCACCGAATGCCTTGCTTTCGGTTTCTTTGATGGCGTCGTGCCAACCCTGCGGTGGTGTATAAAGTGCGTGACCTACTTCGTGTCCTACTAGTAGGTCGTATAAACTACCGGACATATCTTTCCAGATAGGTAGTGTTAGTATGCGTTCTTTTGGAGCAAAAGAAGCGGTAGGTGCTTTTTTATGAACAATGGTAATGTCTTCTGCGGCTAGCAGCTTGGCTAGGATGCTCTTGCTCTGTTTGATATCCATGACATCTCCTTAACGAATACCACCATTATAGACGAACGATGCTAGATGTCAAGCCCCGCAGAAGCCAGTGATATCAATGGTTCCCACACGGGGCTAGCGCTTCCACCAATCTTCGTAGGGGAATACCACCCACTGCTGATCGCGATCTTCGTAGATCTCTTCGCCGGTAAAATCCGCAGCACATTGACTGCTGGCCTTTTCTAAAAGCACGGCATAGCGCACATCATCGGCCGGATAGTCAAGCACAGAGTATAATTGACGAATTCTTTTTATTGTGGAGCCAGTATCGTTGATGTCATCCACCACCAGCACCGATCCATAGGCCAGGCTGCGACCCAAAATCTTTTTATATTGACTATCTTGTTCGCTGGTAATGAAGTCACGAGTGCTAAGGTGCAGGGGTATGAAAGGACAATCAAAGTAATGACTCAACATCACACCGGCCTGCATACCACCGCGAGCCGGAGCAACAATGACATTGGGTTTCCAATACTGTACGTTGATTTCGCGAATCACATTGAGAC